ATCGGTCAATGTAGTTGCGACACGAGACTCAAGGCCATCCAAGACAAAGCCGTTTCCGACGATGCCGAGGGTGGAGAAGGCGAGGGGGTAGGCTGCGCTAGACACAAACTCCTGATACGCCTGGCCAACGCCGAACCCGACGCCGAAACCAACCGGAAACCCGACGCGGTTCGACATGGTCTACCTCACGCCGGAACGCGCGCGACGGAAACGTAGGCCGCCGCAACCGTGCCAGTCACAGTCGCCTTGATCGTGCAAGGCGGGAGATCGAAACCGCCAAGGCCGTTCGCCGTCTTGGTCGTCTCGGTGCTGACATCGGCATACGAGCCGTTGGGCAGCAGAGCCTGCAGCGCGATCGTGCCGCCGCCAGCCCAGTCCGCTCCCATCATCACGACGCCACGGCCGCCAGGCCATTGCTTCGGATCGCTGGTTGCAGACGCATTAGACAGCAGCAGCTCGCCGTGAGTATTCATTCCAAATCACTCCTCTTAACTTATGGCTGCCTGTTGTATGTAAAACCAAGCGTGTTGATGTAGATGTCCGTGGAGCCGTCCGACGCGGACAGTTGGTAGGTGATCTGCCCGGACGAATTCAGCGGAACTTGCATCCGCGACGACGCCACCTCGGAGCCTGCCTCGACCAACAGGTCGCCGGTCGATACGGAGACAGCCGGGATGGTAACGCCGACCGGCGCGACGATCATGGCGTAACCGCTCGCGGCGCCGTCGCGGCGCAACAGGACGTTGACCAGCGCGTCGCAGTTCGTATCCGGCGGGACCGTGAGGCTGGTCGTCTGCAGCGACGTGCCGGGGTTGTTGGCAGCCAAGTCGGCCACGCGCGACACGTAGAAGATCGATCCGTTGCGATCGACGAACTGCTTGTTGGTGGCGGTGTCGCGGCGCACCCATCCGATCTGCCGGTACTTGGTGTAGCCGGTAGCGTCGGCCAGCAGGTTCGCCGCGCTTGCCGAGGTGTCGAACCCGGCATCGGTAGTCCCATCGGGCTTGGCGATCAGGAACACGCGGTACCAGGTGTTGTTGGTCAGCGAGATGCCGGACGGGAAGCCGCCGGTCGGAGTGCCAGTCGTGCCGCCAGCAGCCCACGGCTGGTCGATCTGTTTGCCGATCGCCGTCGACACGACAAGGTCCATCGAATCGTCAGATGCGCGAGCCTCGCCGACTGCAATGTTGATGTCGTTGGTCGAGTCGGTGCCGTTGCTCAGCGTCAGGCCGCTCACGTAATTGCGCGGCGTGACAATCGCGTTGACCTGAGCCTGAGTGTACGTCTCAGACTTTGCGTATACATCCATCGTGTTGCGCTGCGCAGACTCACTTGCTGCCGTTACAATTGCCGCGCCGGCCGCCGTCGCGCCAGTCAGCATTGTGACTGCAGAAGACGTTACGGTCGTAAGCTCAGGATCGCCAGTCCCTGCGGTGGTTCGCAGATATGTCTGGTACTGCGCGATGTCTGCCATCTTGGGCAACGTCACGGAGCCATCCGCAGGGATCGCCAGCGCCACAGAACCGAGCGAGACATTCACCAGATATGTTTCGTCGCTGCTCCACCCGAGAACCGAATCTGCTTCGGGTGCAGGAACTTCAAGCGATGCGCCACTGACATCTGTCGTCGGAAACCTGAACGCGCGATCAAGACGAGAATCCAGCTGCTGCACCTGCATCGTAAGCAGGTCGAGCGCGCGCTCGTGCGACTCGGCAGGGAAGTCGTCGTTGGTCGTGTAGTCATGGTCCTGCGCATTCGGCACGACCCGATCAGTAACCAGCGTGTAACCGCTTGCCGGCGGCGTGACGGCCGTCAGCGTCGCATTGGCGGCGCCCACATTCGAGATCGTGAAGTCAGTCGTAAGCGCCCAGGTCACGACGTTCGTCGGGTCTGCGTCCTCGACCAGATACGCAACCACATGCGCCTCGTCGTACACCTTGCAGATGGTGAACGTGTCCGTCACACCATTGCCGGCGAACTCCTTGCGCGGGTCTTCTGCTGTGACGGTCATGCGCGTGCCCCTTCGGTTTTGAGAATCATACTTTCATCACCGTCCGCGAACCAGACCTGAGATGTAGTCTAGCGTCGTTTCAGGGACCACATTGCCCTGCTCGACATCGAGAACGTAGCCGGCAGTCTTGCCGATCTGACCAGTCGGGATGCCTGTAGCAAGCGCCACCACCGACAGCGCATCCTTCAGATCCTTCTTCTTCAGCGAGTCGACGACTGCAGCATCCTCGGTCAGCGCATCGGTGATCCCGATCGCCGCAGGCGCCGCACGCTCAATGCCGCGCGCAGCAAACGACAGCACCGGCGAGATGTTCATCCGGTCGTTGTAGACATGCTCGTCGAACTGGTTCATCACCGTGACAGCAACCGTGCCAGCACCAGGCAGCATCGCCGCCGCGGTGCTGAACTGCGACATGAAGAACATGCCGATCCACTCGTCTATCAGGCCATCGCCATCCTCGTCGTCGTCGTCATCCGGCGCGCCCTGGGCGATCAGCTGCGCGGCAACGGCCGGCAGCATCATGCCCATGATGTAGACATAGAACAGCCGCCCGGTCCTCCGGCCATAGCCAAGGTCGCGGACAGCCTTCGTCACCTCGCCACCCATGGTGTTGGCCAGCATGTTGAAGTACCCGGCGAACTGAAAGAAGATCCGCGCGAACGGGGTGCCAGCCTCGAAGGCTGCGATGTCCTCCGGCGCAAACGTGCCTTGGGTTGTGCGTACTGCGCTGTCCGCCTCTGCCACCGCCTCAGCATCGCCAAGGCCCTTGGCAAGGGCATGGTCGAACGCGCCTGACCAGACCACGATGTCCATCTGGTTCTGCAGCGCGGTCTGCATGAAGTAGCCATGGTTGCGGAAGAACTGGTCGGTCTTCTCGATTGCCGCCAGCGGACCATTGCCGATCACGATGCGTTCGATCTGGGCCTGCATCTCCATGGCCTGATTCGAGAGCCGGTCCTTCATCCATGCCGACTTCTTCGAGATGTCGGCTGCCATGGTCCGCGGCCCGCTCTTGTAGTCCCACAGGGCGCGCGCCAGCTTCGGCAGCGGCACCTTGATGGCGGCCACCGAGAAGCCGGTTGTCTGCTGCAGCACGTTCACGATGTTGGCGGCCATAATGGACAGGCCGGACTTCTCGCGCATGTAGCGCCAGAACGAGTCGACCGCACGGCTCGCCCCCGGGCGCGTCACAGTCTGCCGGGCAGCGCGCTGCAGCCACGGGGTCAACATGGTGTTCACGCCGCCAGGAGTCACCGCCTCGATCGCACCGCGGACATCCTCGCGCATGGTCACGCGGGCAACGTCACGCACCACCGGCTCGATGTTCACGAACCGCGACACCTTGTCGATGTGCATGCCGATGGCACGCAGGTCCAGCTCGAGCGGCTTGTTGTACTCGACGCGACCCTTGGTGAATCCGCGGCCAGTGGTAGGGAACATGAAGGAGTTGCCGGCATGCAGCAGTTCCTCGGCCTCGACCTTCGGCGCCACGTCCGGATTGTTGCGGTCGGCAACGGCAGGCACATACCCGCCCTTGTACACGCCGAAAGGAGTGACCACCGGGCTCGCCGTGATCTCGTCGAAATAATAGCCGTACATCTTGTGGTGCGCTTCCTGCGACGCCGGCTTCATCTCGTCCATCAGATCCCACACGGACTGCGCAAAGTCGAAATCGGCTTTCTTCAGCACACCCTCGCGCGCCATGCGGGCAATGAATGCGTCCCACTTGGCGGTAGAGACTTCGCCGTCAGCGCCAACATCGGACCACCCTGGCCGGCCGAGCAGCAGCTTGCGCTTGTTGCTGTTGTTGCCGGTATGCAGGATCGCATGCAGCAGCTCTACCTTGCCGCCGTTGAAAGTAAAGCCCAGCTCAGGCGCAACGATCGGCGCTGTGCTCAGATCATTCTCGACAGTCTTCAGCAGGTCGCGGTACTTGCGCAGATACTGAACGCGCCAGTTACGGTGCGCGGCAACAGCGTCCGACACCGGCTGGAAGATGTACTTCTTGAACTCAGGACCGACCATGTCAGACCACTGCTCGACGCGAATCAGCATGGCCTTCATGCTGCGCAGGCCGTCGACAAACTTGGAGAACCGGGTCGCCGTCTCCTTCAGCAGTTTGTTCTCAGGGATAGCGCCACCCTTGATCTGCTCGATCCGGCCAATCAACTCGCCGGCCACAGCCTCGATCTCGATGCGCTGGCCATTGATGGTCACGACCTTGTCGGCGCGGGCGATCGCCCACATGCCCTCGACAGTGTCGGCGAGCGCACGGAACTCGGACAGCGTCAACTCCCGTGAGTCCTTCTTCTCGGGCAGCATCTGCAGCATCGACGTGATGTCGGCAGCGGCCTGCGGGTTGTACTCGCGCAGCAGGTCCATGTACGCCTGGGCGCGCTGGCCACCACGGGTCGGCGCCATGCCGTAGTCGGCAAGCACGGCACGCACCACATTGACGATGTCCATGTTGCGCCGCTTGGCGATGTCCTCGTCCTTGCCGCGGAACATCTCGCGGAACTTGGTGCGCTTGCGGTCAATCTCGTCGCGCGCCTTCGACGCCTGGCGGAACAGCTCGTTATTGAGCACCTCGGTCCGCTTGTGCTTGATGACGGTCGCCGAGTCGCCTTTGCCGAGGGCGGCCATTGCGCCGCGGGCTGCGCGGGTGGCTGCGATCTGATACTTGTCTGGACGCAGGTCTGCAAGGCGAACGCCAGACAGGATGTTGCGGGCGGCCTCTCGAGCAGCAGCGACGGTGCGCTTCACGCTGCCCTGACCGCCGGCAACGATATTGAGCTCGGTCGCCAGAATGCGCGAACGGTTATGCCCGGCCATTGCCTCGTCGACCTTGCGCTGCAGTGCTTCCGGAGAGGAGATGTCGCCATACGCCTCGAGCATCAGGCGGTCCGTCTCCTGCTCGATTGCCTCGTTGATGTCCTTGGTCTGCACCAGCGCCTTCAGCATCTGCTCGCCAGTATCGAACCCGGACACCATGGCGATGTATTCGGCCGGCTGCCCGACATCGGCAACCATGTCGCCGAGGTTATCAATGCCGTCGATCCATCCGTACCGGCCGTCGATGTCTGCGCGACTCAGGCGCGCGCCACCGAAACCGTACTCGTCGACAGACTGCGCACGCGAGAACTGCTCTTTCTTTCCGGTGATGGCCTCGTAATCCGCCTGCAGCGAGTAGCGGGAATTGCCGCGCGCCTCGTCGTCGAGCAGATCCTCGAGAGCCTGGTTGTCCCACTTGCCATTTTGGTCAGTCGGAATATAGCCCAGCTCGGCCAGCCGCTCGCCAATGTCGCCAGGCTTCAGGCCGCCAGACTTAACGATCGCCGGCCGCTTGTGGCCTGCGCTCATCTCGGGGACTCGGAAGTCAGCCGGGTCGATCCCGTACTCGGCAATGAACGCGGCCTGGTTCATGCCACCCATCTTGGCGATGGCGATGATGGCGCTGTCCCGCGTCGGATCAATCTCGGCAAGATACCTGCTGTCCTTCTCGCGCGGTGCCTTGGCCTCCTTCTGGATCTTGCTGGTCAGGATCTGCCGGGCAATGTACGCCGGCTGCGACAGGATGTTCCTGCGCGCCTTGACCTTCATGGCCGCACGCTTGTCGCGCGCATCCTTCTGCATCTCCTTCAGCAGCTTGCCGCCCTTGGTACGAATCCACTGCATGTCTCCAAGCTTAGCGCGGTCAATGACATGGTGCTCGTGACGGTCCTGCGCAGCAATCTGCTCCTGATACGCGCGCCACTTCTCGGGAGTCATGGAGCCCGGCTTGCTGGTGAACATTGGAACGATCGCGCGGGACGCCTTGGCCTCGGCGATCTGCTCGTCGGTCGCCAGCATGCGATCCATGATCGCTGTCACTTCAGGATCGAGCGCAGCCAACTGTTTGCGCATGACCATCTGCTTCAGCGTCTTGTAGATCGACACCATCCAATCGCGGAAACGATCGAACGCATCGGCAAGCTCAATGCTTGGTGCAGTCCCCTTCATCAGGTACTGCTCGAACGTCTCGGCCCACTTCTCATGGTGCGGGCGCTTTTCTTCAAGCGACATCGACAGCCACTCGTCGATGGCAGACATCTCCGGCGTGCCGGTAATGCCAAGCCACGACAGAACATCTGTCGCGCGCTTCCGCACAGCATCAGGCGCATCCGGCTCCTGCGCCAGAATCATCGTGATGTCGAGGAACGCATGGCCCGACTCATGCAGGAACGTCGACAGATTGGAGGTGTTGGTCAGCGTGATGGCCAGCGTCGCCGGGTTGAACGTGCCGCGGATGCCAGTGCGGTCCTGGAACAGCACGTCCTTGCCCTCGGCAGCCAGGTCAGCAGTAAGCTGCTCTACCTTCGCCGTCAGGTCTGCATCTGCGGCGTCCTTCTTGTAGGTCGTCCACTTGATGCCGTTCTTGTCCAGGATGTCTGTCGTCGCCTTGCTGGTTCCCTCCGGCACCACAGCGCCGGAGAACTCGGACAGCTTCACGGCGCGCTGCGGCTTGGCCTCGAAGTACGGGACCGGCGCATGCAGCATCGCCTCGGCGGCCTGCAGGCCAAGATCAATCACCTCGTCAGGCACACCATTGAAGTTCTCGCGCGACAGCGCAGACCTCATGCTGGCCTTGTCACGCTTCTTCCCGGTGGCCACCTTGGCGATAGCGCGCATGGATGCGTCGAGGCCGCCCCAGGTGTCGATCTTCCCGCGCCAATCCGTAATCGTGTAGTGCTCGACGACCTTGTTGCGGTACTCCTCGAGCAGGCTGTTGGCCTTCTCGCGTGCCTCTGCGACCTGCTGTTCAGGCACGATGTTCTTGGCCGCCGCGGCGCGCATGACCTCGAGGTCCTGGAACTGCTTAGATGCTGCAGCCCTAGTCGCGCCGGGGCCAAACGTCATTCCCTTTTCTTCGCCCTTGATCTTCGTGCTGCTCATGTACTCGACGATGTTCTCGAGCGTGTACGGAACCTTCTTCCGTCCAACCTCGAGCATCGGATCGCCCATCATCGGCAGAACCTTGCCCTCGATCCAAGCCTTGAGCTCGGACTCGAGCTCAGGCTTGCCGTCGATCTCTTTGGCCAGCGCCTCGCTGGTGGCTGACCTGTCAACCTCCTGCTGGCCAACCTCCTTTACGGCGCGCTGCAGCTTGTCCCAGCGGGAGAAGTAGAGCTCTTGGTTGCTGGTGACAACAACGTCATCGGCAGGAATGCCGGCGCTCGTGAAGTACGTTTCGACCTCCTTGGCGTAGGCCTGCTCGAGCGCCTTGAACTCCGGCGTCTCCATCCCTTCGCGGGAGCTGAGACTTTCGGATGCAGCGGCGGCAGCATCGACCAGCGGGCGCAGCTTCTCGAGCTGCGACTCCTCAAGGGTAAAGCCGCTCGACTTGGCGCGCATGACCGGCTCGACCTTGACGCCCTTGCTATCGAGGAAGGCGGCACGCCATGCGTGACTGCGCAGCGCCTCGTCAATCAGGCGTTGCGGGTTGGGGTTCTGCGTCGTGTACTCCCAGGGGCCATACCCTGCTCTGCGGTCGTTGAACTTCTCGGCCCACGGGCGGATGAAATCAACGAGCTTCTGCGCGTCCTTCGACTTCGCGGCCCTGTACACCGGGCGCGGAAACCGCGCCGAGTAGGCGTCGGCATCGAACACCGGAACCTCGTCAGGGGAGCCGAGCTTGCTGCCACCGATCAGGGTGATGTCGCCGAAATCGGAATGCACCATGCCGGCTGGCGCAACGGCGATAGACGGAACGGCAAGGCCGCCCATCTTGTCGGCAAATGCGAGATTCTCAGCGGAGAGGTTGTGGAGCGACGTGAGGCGCGGACCTTGCTCTCCGCCCTGGCGATACACACCTGCGCCGCTCGGCATCTTCTCGACGATCACGTCGATCGGGAACAACTTGTCGCCGATGTGCAGGACGTTGCCCTTGTGAACGTCCTTGATGATCGCGCCAGTCTCCATGTGCTGATACTTGTACGCCGGCTCCCCTGCGATCGGGAACCAGCCATTCTCGATCATGGCCTTTTCGAGCTGGCCTTCGGTTTCGTATTCCTTGCCGTCGACAAATGGCTGGGCAGTGAAGATCGTCACGTCTCCGTTGGGGAATTGATGGACCCCAACAACGTGAACCTGAATTGACGGAAACGTCGCGTTGTATTGCTTGAGCCTGCGGAGATACTCTGCCGGCGAGTTTCTCGACGTATTGCCGAACTCACCTTTCGAGGTGCTTCGGATGGCGACCATCTTGTCTCCACTTCCTACGAAGTAGACGACATGCTCCATACCGCTCGCCTTGTCAGCGGTCGAGATAAGTTTAGAAAGTGGTCCGCCGGCTTCAATATAGAAGCCATTCTCCTTGGCGGCGTCGACTAGCCTTTGCTGCTCTGCGCGGCCGGCTGCTTCGCTTCCCTCTCCATCCTCTCCACCTCGCTCTCCCTCGTAACGGGATGGTTCTTCCCATGCTGGCGCAACAAGTCCCGGACCTCCGCGTCCGTCAGGACCGAGGGAGGAATAGGCGTCTCGAAGGCGTTGGTCGAGGGATTGAATTTCATGGGTATACCCTACTCCTTTTTGCGACGATAGCAAGCCATCCACAAGAGGCTCAAGAGGGAAGGAATCATCTTTACCATCAAACGCAACGCCTGATGACGCCGTAAGCACGTCGGCCTCTGGCTGCGCCATGTCGTCGACAGGCAGCACGACGCGCCGACCCTTCATCACGCGATCGAACAGGGCGCCAGGGGTCATGTCGCCGCCCCAGTCCTTCGCTGCGGTGACATAGAACGCCTCGACCAGCGCGGCGTTGGTATCGGCCGCCTCCGGCGACATCCGGCCGCGCTCGACCAGCTCGTCACGGACCTGCTTGCGCACGCGCGCCGCCTCGCGCCGGAACTCGCTGCCCTCGGTATACCCGCGCAGGATCTTCTCGGCAGTGGCCATCTTCGTCGCGTTGAACTCGGCCTCGAAGGCCTTGGCCTGCTCGACGCTGAAGCCATCCTCCTCGAGACGGATGTGCGCCGCCATGCCCTGCTGCAGCGTGCTGCCGTTCAGGTTCACGGCAAACTCGCCGGCCGGGATCTCGATGGTGCCGCCGGCAATGAACGAGTCGATGATCTGCCCCTTCGTGGACGGCAGCAGGTCGGCAAGGTCGGAGATCGTCTTTCCTTCCTGCAGCAGCACTCCGGTCAGGTCGGCCGCGTCGATGTAGAACTTCGACGGCGCGCCATTCTCCTCGGCCATGCCGTCGATGATCTGCGCCAGGCCCAGCGGATCGCGGGTCAGCATCTTCGATGCCTTTGCCGAGTCCGACAGATTCTGCAGGTATTCCTGCGCCGCGGCCGCGCGCTCAGCCTGGGCCTTCCGCTTCTGCATGCCGGCCACCTCGGCCTGCCCGCTGGCGGCAAGGCCAATGGCGGAAGTCTGGGCCGTGCTGGTGACGATCGTCGAGATCAGCGTCTTCACGGCCGCGTCGGGCCGCTCGGCCACAAACTCGGCCAGCGTCTTCTCGGGGTTCAGATACGCCCAGGCGTTCAGGTCTTGCAGGATGGTGGCGATCTGCTCGCCCGGGATCTCGGCGGCAAGCTGGTTCAGCAGCATCTTGTGCAGCGGCGCGCCCGGGACGAGGTCGTCCACGATCTTCAGCGCCGGGATCATCTCGGTGCCAGCCTCAACCACGCCCTCGCCGAGGCCATACATCAAGGCCTCTGCCGGCGCCAGCCCGCCCTCGCGGCCCTCGACATAGGCGCCACCGCCAGACGTTGCCCCGGCAAAGCCAAGGCCAGCGGCCGGCATGCGCGTGACGGCGGTCAGCGCCATGCTGGTCATGCTCGGGATGAACGAGCCCCAGCCTTCCATGACATCCCGTGCCATGCCCTTCTGGCGCGCCAGCACGGGGGCAATCTCGGCATCGGCAAACTGGTTCAACTCGCCGGCCCGGCGCAGCAGCGCGGCCTCTCCCCGGGCGAACGCATTCTCAGGCAGCACGGTGCCAACCAGCGGCTGCGCGGCCTGCCCGGCCACGCCAAGCGGCGCAGCCAGCGCGCCGAGAATGGATGCGTCGGCCCGCGACAGGCCGGAGGTGATCGCGGTCAGCGTGTCGGCTGCCGGGGTGACAACATCTCGCCGCCACTGCGCAGCAGCGCTCGAGAACACCGCACGCAGCGCGCCCCATGCGTCGCCGTCGTCAGCAGCGATCGCCGCCTTCTCCGGCCCGTTGGCGTAGGCAGTCAGCGCCTTCGAAGACTTGATGGCGTCCACGTTGAGCAGGCGCGGCTCCGGCGGCACGACGCTGCCCCGGGCGACCGACGCCGGGATGCCGCGCGTGCGCTCCGCATTGACCGCCGCAGCGGCCTCGTCCGGGTCGATATGGGAGCCGGCAAACAGGTTGCCATCGATGTCCGGCTTAGCCTTCGCGCCCAGCTTCTCGAGGTCCAGCAGGGGAGCCCCGCCAGTGTTCGGACCTTGCGGGATGTCACTCTCTGCCATGGGTGCCCCTTACTGTTGGCGATACTGCTCGACGTATGCCTGCATGCCGCGGTCGATCAGCATGTCGTCCGTGATGTCTGCGTCCGGGTTTTCCTCCCGGATCAGGCGCTCCAGGGTGGGCCTGGCCTCGCCACGGATCTGATGGTAAATCGCAGCGATGGTAGCAGGATCGGCCGGGGTTGTCGTACCCCGGAGAGCGGCCGAGATCTTCAGCATGGCCTGCGGCGGGACAGCCCGAACGGCCGGGATCTCGCGCCCGAAGAAGCCCTGTGTCTCGTACTTCTGCGAGAACACGTCGGTCGCCAGCTGGCGCAACTCGGCATCCTGCAGCGGGCGCTTCAGCTCGGCCTCCTTCTGGGCAACACGGTCGAGCAGCACCATCTTGTAGATGCTGGCGCGCCGCTTGTCGGCGTCGCTGGTCAGGCCGGACGACACCATGGCGCGGTCTACGTACTGACCAACGTCGGAGATGCGGGTATTCCTGTCGCCCTTGATCCTCTCGATCGCACCGTTGAAAGTCTTGAAGGTGCTCTCCTTCAAGCGGGTGCGGTCAAGAAAGTGGCCAAGGATCGCAGTCTTGTCGCCGGAATACAGCATCGCCTGGATCTCGGTGACGTAGTTCACGTCATCCGACAGCGCGCCACCTTCCTTCTGGTACAGCATCTGCTCGCGCATGCGCTGGTAATACTCGACGACCTGCTGCTGCTCATAGGACGACGTGATGTTTCCGGTCGGCTGATACGGTACGCCATCGAGCGCAGCGCGCGTTGCAATGTCGTACTCGTTTTTCTTGTGCGTGTTCTCGATATGGTTCTTCTGCGCCACCATGCCGTTGTATTCGGCCTGCGCATATTTCTCAGTACGATCACGCATATCGGGGTCGGCGATCTTCTCGATGGCCTTGTCGATCAGGGTCGGATCTTGCAACCGGAACGCCTCGGCCGCCAGCGCGCGGCCATTGGTTCGTCCTTGAAAGTCGATCGACGCATTCTCGGCAGCCGGCTTCAGGCGCATGAACGCATCGGCCGACAGCGCAGCGGTGATCGGATTCTCCTTGTCGGCAATGACTGCAGCCGCACCAACCGGGTCGGCCTTTATCATCGACATCATCGCCGCCTCGCCAATGGCAGACGCGGCCTTTGTCGTTACCTCGGCACGCCATTGCGCAGGCATCGACTTCATCTCGCCGATGTACTGGCCGACGTTCGCCATAAGATCAGCAGCATTCTCCGGGCGGAGGCCTGCCAGTTTGACCTTTGCGGTGACATAGTCGGTCGCCTGCTTCTCGCCGTACTTCTGCAGCGCGCCACGCTCGACCTTCATCGCGTTGACGAAGGTGTTACGCTGCAGGTTGTCGAATCCTTCCTTCAGGTAGCGACTGACATACGGATTCTTGCTGGACTTCTCAGCCTCGCGCATGGCGAACTCGCGCGACTTCGAGAACTGCTCGTTGAACTGGCCAGCAAACCCTTCCGGGTTGTCTGAGCCGAGCTCGTCACCAGCCTTCATCAACTGCTCTTGGACATCGACCTCGACCTGCGAGAGGATCTTGGCCGCCTCGAGCTTACCGTTGCGGTCCTGCACCTTCATCATGTTGGCAGCAAAGCCAGACACGGACTCGCCAAACCCGGCGACAGCACGACCCAACTGCTCGCCCGGGGCGAACGTCAGTGTCGGTGCCATCGGCGGATTGGCCTGATACTTAGTCTCGTACTGAGGAATCTGGATGGCCATGGATTACCTCAACATCGAATAGGTGCCAACGCCGGACAGCAGTGCGCCGGCGGCACCAAAGTAACTTGCCTTTTGCGCCTCGTCGCCCTGCATCTCAGCCATATCTGCCTGCTGCATGAGGCCAAGCGCACGCATCTCGTTCTCGTAGCGAAGCGTCATCACATCGAGCTCTGCCATCATCTCGGACTGGTAGGCAATGTCGAGGTTCGACCCACTCTCGGAATCGACGCCAGACTGCACCATCGCGGCACGCTGCTGAGCCATGAACATCGACTGCTTGCGCCGCAGATCTTCTTCCTGCTTGACCGCCGACTCTCGAACCCGCCCGGCATTCTGCCGCAGGATGTCAGCATTGATCTCGCCGGCCTGCTCCGCGGCATTGCCAGCCATGAGCGTGCCACCAGCCGTAATGGCACCGCCAAGCAGAAGAAGCGCACCAAGAGCCATCGGTCAGTCCTGGGTCGTAACTTGGGGGAAGATGCCGACCACGGTCATCGGCAGGGGATCGTCCTGCACGATAGCGAGATGCGCGTCAGTTTCATAGCCAGACGGCCAGGGGACATTCTTGTCGCCGGTGAAGATCGGCGGCGGCGCATCCATCGGGTCTGACCCTGTCCGGAAGGTCAGTGTGTCAAGCTTAGAGATGGACGGGCCAGCCTTCGCGCCCAGGGTATTGAAGAACCGAATCACCGCCTTGGTCACGCGCTTCACCTTGCCCTGCGCCGTGCCGTCCTCGGCACCAGCCTCGAGGCGCATGGTGCGCAGGGTCGACCGATACTTCAGGCCAACATGCACGACCGAGGCCGACCGCTGCAGGGTGATGGTGCCGGATGAAACCACGCAGTCGGGATGCGTGCTGCCATCGGCAAGCACCTGGACGGTCTGGCCCTCGAGATGCGACAGGCCGGTGACGGTGGTGGTCGCAGCCCCGTCATACGTCGCGCCACAGCGGACATAGAACGGAGAGGTCGCCGCGTCGCCGGTCTGGTACTCAGGGACCATGTATTCGACGTACCGCTTGGTCCCGCCGTTGATGGTGCGCTTCACGATCAGCCACACGTCGTCGCGGTTGTTCAGCGGGGCCGGGATTACCTCGACCGCCTCGACCACGGCATTGCCGGTGCCGAAGACTCCGCCCAGCGTATGCCGGTGCCAGCCGATGACTTCCTGCTCCTCGTTGTAGGTCAGGCCGATCAGCTCACCGTTGGCCAGCACGCACCACACGATCGACCATGGCTCGCGCTGATACGCCATCGAGACGACGCCAGGGATAGCGATCTGGTCGTTGCGTGCGGACAAGTCGCCGGACTTGTAACCGTCGAACGTCAGCGAGATGTTGCGCACCTGCCGGCCGGACCGCTGCACGAAGATCGTGCTGTTGTCCACGCCAACCGGCTTGACGCCGCGGGAGCCATACGAAGACTTGGCCTCGGCCTTGATGTTGCCCGGGCCGAACGGGATGTTGGTGGTCAACTCTCCCAGCACCAGCTCGGCGCCGGTGGTGCCGATCAGCAAGCCCGCCTGCCCCGGATAGATCCACTTGATCTCGTCTGCATTGCCAACCGCAATGCGCGCGCGCCACGCCTGCTCGATAGTGACAAGGCCGCCATCGTTGTACTTGGCAAAGCTCTCGTAGTCTCCGGAAACACTGCCGGCAAGCTCCTGCCCCTTGCGAAACGTCAGGCGCTCGCGGAAGAAGCAGACATGCGTAGGCCATCCCTCTGCCTCGGAGAACATGCCAAGCGCCCAGCGATGCGTCGCCTGGCCGCTTCCGACCGCACCGTCAGGAATTCGGGAAAGAACCTCAGCCGTCACGACAGTCCCGCTGGTGTAGCCGGTAATGCGCGCCACGCCAAACCCGGAATCCTGGAACTCCCACGCAATGCCGGCGCTGCCGTCATAGACGGCGCCCTCGTTGTGGTTCGGCTGCACGGTTCCGGTGGTGCCAGTATTCAGCGCGATATAGTTCTTTCCGTTCGACCGGCGGATGTCGTTGATGCTGACAGACTTGCCAGACTCCCAGACCTTTATGTCGTCAACGAGGTTGCGCTCGAGATAGATCAGAGAACCGACGTGAGTTGCCTCGAACGTGAGCGCGCTCGCAGTGATCGTCACGCTGCCAGTGTTTGCACTCGCATATATGGTGATGCCGGTGTCTTCGTTCGTGTCCTTGAACGGGCCATCGACGATGATCTCGTCGCTGAACAGGTACTCGAGCACCCAGTTAGTGTCGCTGTACCGGCTGATTTTCACGGGCTCGTAGTCGCCGCCCTTGTGCGTGATGTACATCACGTCGCCGACCTGAGCAACGTCCAGCATGAACTCGCCGTCGAGGCCGGTCAGATCTGCGATCGCCCATGGCGTCGGGATCTCGTAGATGTCGCTGGTCAGCGGATACCAGTAGGTCGCATTCGGTGGCTGCTGGTTGGTGTGCGCTGCGATGCAGTAGTAATTGACGCCAAGGCGCGAGGCCAAGTCGCCAACGACATACGCCGTCGCGTTCGACCATGCCGTGACGGATGTCACCGTCAGCCTGCCGCGGTCAGTGTAAAAGCGCATGTACTGGTCGCCGACCTCGATCACATACGCCTCGTAGGCGTTGAACTCGAAGCGGGCAAACCATGTGCGGTCGGCACTGTCCTTCACCTCGGCGGCAAAGTAGGTGCCCGGGTCGCGCATTGCCGGACCCTGGACCAGCGGGATGAAGTTGGTCAGCTCCTTGCAGCCATACCGATACCAGTCCTTTTCGACGCGCGCATCAACAAGCGGCGACAGTTCCCCGGCGTTGAATGCGGTGATCGCAGGGCTTGCCTTTGCCATCGGTCAGAGCCTCGATCGAATCCACGAATCATCCGCCATTGCGCGCGCCGGGTTCTCCACGGCGTTCGCAGTGATCGCCTCGTTGATGGCCATGCGGTACTCGACCATCGCGGCCTGCTTCTTGGTGCCAGACTGCGTCAGCGTCTCGCACGACTCGATGGCAAGGCGACATGCAAGCGCCTCAACAAACGCCGGATCGTACTTCGCGGTATCGTCGATGCGCGCGGTGTAGCGAATCTTGAGCGGAGCCGCCAGGTCGGTGACGATGCAGGTGCCAACGCCAGCGACGTTCTCGATGCGAAAGATCGAGTTGTCGTATGTGACGTAATCCGTCAGGCCTGGGCACGACCACGCGCCGTCGATGTCCAGCAGCTTCAGGAAGTCCGCCGGCAGCGGGTAGGCATAGCCAAAACCCCATTCCGGATCGGTCGTCGATGCCGCCAGTTGCGCCCGGCTGACTGCGAAATTCCAGTTGTTGCGGCGCAACTCTGCATCGCGCACGACGTTGAACATCGAGTTCAGCGTGCGCGCAGCCTTCGTGTCATCGGACAGCGAAAGGATGCGATCCTCGCCGAGCTTCGTCAGTGCGCGATTGGCGATCTCGACTTTCGACGACACGGGATACCCCTATCAGGCAGCCGGCCAGGTCGACGTGGCGAGATAGTTCTTCAGCGTGTTGATGGCGAGCGTGACCTGCTCGCGGGTCGGCGAGTTGGTCTTGTCGATCACGAGCTCGATCGGCTTGCTGGTGGTCGAGGTGCCGACAGAGACGTTGCTGACATCGGTCTTGCCGATGTCGATGCCAACATAGGTACTGGCCATGGCCGAATCCCCTCAGTGCGTTGTGGGTCAGCCTTCAGCGAATTCGCTGGACTGAGCGAGAAAAAATAGCGGACCGGGGATTGCCGCCCCGGCCCGCTTCCGGTCGTCAGACGACGAAACGCGCCTTCAGGCCAACCGAGGTCGGGCCGCCGTCGAAGGCAGTCTCCACGGTGCCGACGATGTCGAAGTGACCACCCGGGTCGCTCGACAGGCCGGCCAGTTCCCACAGCGGCTTGACCGAGTTGGCGATGCTGGTCGTGCCAACCGCCATCACGCTCGACCAGTAGAACGGACCGCCGGACAGATCGAATGCCGCCGACAGCAGGTCTCGGTCGATCACTGCGCCGTCGTTGACGCCGGTCGGGTAGTACAGACCGAAGTCGTACTTGCCCGCGAGCGTTGCGTCAGCCGCGGCGATCAGCAGGTCGGTGATGCGCGCGTTGGTCGGCACGCGCAGGAAGCGGTGGATGGAATCGTCGGCCTCGGCAGCGTCCGGGGTCACGACACCGATGATCTCGCGCACCAGGCCACACAGATGAGAGTCCGGCATGGTGGCCGGGGTGGTGGCAAACTGGGCGATGTAGTCGGAATTGCGTGCGGTCATGGCACTCTCCTGGAATCTATGGAAGAAGCCCGGCCGGAGCCGGGCATCTCACTGGCTGGCTTACTCGGCACACCAGACGCGGAAGACTTTCTTCTCCTGCGTGCGGGTGGCACCGATGGTCATCTCGGTATCGAGACCCCACGGGTTGCCGTCGAGGTCGTACCGCTGCGCCACCGTGGCGCGAATGTCGTTCCAGATGCCGAGGTGCATGCCGCTCTTGACCCAGACCGGGCACTGGCGAGCAGTACCACTGTCCGAGGTGCCGGTGGTCAGGCGCTCGACGTGGACGAACCGGATGCCCAGGAACGAGACGACCTTGCCATCCTTCAGGACCGGGCGGTCGTTGAAGTCGAGGCTGGTCACCTGGATCTCGGACAGCAGGTTGGAGTCCTGCTTCGAGGTGATGGCCATGACGAGCTCCTCGGAGTCGAGGTCGATCTCGTTGGCCAGCGCCTGCCGACGGACTTCGCGCAGCTTCGCCACGTTCAGGCCGGTGGCGGCGCTGGCGCCGGTCGATACCGAGATGTTCTGGCCACCGTTGCTGGACAGCGTGGTGCCAAACACGGTCGAGGTTGCGCCCTCAACGCCGGTCTTCGCGGTGCCGAACATCGCCTCGATGATGATGTCGTCGATGGCGCGACCGAGTCCGTTCGAGCCGTTCTGCGCCCAGACCGACTTCGGGTCGGTAATCAGGCGCAGCTTGTCGCGGTTGTCGATCAGCTGGTACACGCTCTTGTCGCGCGGGTAAACCCAGCGCTTGTCGACGGCAGCGTCGGTGCGGGTCTTCGGCTGGAAGCGGCCGTCAATGTCGCGCGCTGCGATCGCGCCGATCTGGTCGATGACGTTCGCGGCCTTGCCGGTGTACGAACCGACGGACACGAACGGGCGGAGTTTAGAACCCTGCTGCTGCAGCAAGAGTTCGATGTTGGTGGCGTACTGCTGTGCGCCAAGGTCGATGGCATTCACGGTCATGGCCGGAATCTCCTGAAAACTGATGGGGATCGGTTTTCAGCATCCTGCGCCTTGTCCTGACCGGGGGCCGGTTTGCTGGTTGACGATACGCTCGCCGGGCGCCTTGCGTCGGGGCCGTCAGGTTGTCCCGTTGCGGAGAGTCTATGCGCGCGCGAGGTGGTGATGCAATACCCACCCTGCACGCGCGGACTTGCTACGACGCGGAGAGCCCGTTCGAAAAACGGATCAGGCGCTGCATCTCGTTCTGCTCCTTCACACCACCGCCCATGTAGCGTGCCACCCACTCAGGGTCGCCCTTGAGCTCCTCGATCTTGGCCTTGGCCATGGTCGGAGTCATGCCCATCGAGCCGGAGCTGGACGCGCCGGCCGGCACATCGGCCTCTGCCAGCATGCTGCCAGCCTTGGCCATGAACTCAAGCAGACCCTTGGTGCCGAGCGCGCCCTCGAGCGCGCCCAACTGCTCCTTGGTGATACCGACAGTCTTGGCGAAACGCCGACCCATCTCAGTCTGCGCATCAAAGCCTGCGCCCCACTGGTCCTTGAGCGCGAGCACGTCGGCCTCCGACTGTGCAGCCCACGCCTTCTCCTCCTTCTCGGCGCGAGCGGCGCGGTACTCGTTGTCGCGGGCGATGAACTTCTCGGCCTGCGCCTTGGTCATGTTGTTCTCGAACATGACGTTCTTCAGGTGCGCTGCGTACTCCGGATCGCCGACCTCGATCTTGTAGTCGTCGGCTTTCTCCGGCTTGCCAAGGCGATTCCAGACACCGTTCCACTCGGGGTCATCCTCCTTTTCGGGCAACTTCAGCAGCCGCTCCGGCGGCGCGCCCCTGAATTTCTCGAGTTCACGATACGAGCGCAGCATCTCCGTCTCGTTTTTCCACGCCTTGTTCTGGACAAAGCCGCGGTCGACCTCGTCGGAGAACCTGGCGGTCCAGTCCTTGCTGGGATCGTCGACGTTCGGGATTGCGGTATCGGCGGCCGGCGGCGCGCTGATAACAGCAGCGCCTTGTCCGCCTGGTGCGGGGGCTTGGGTCATGTTGGCTCTCCGTTTTTCCGGTGTTCCCCGCCGGCAGGGTTACTCCTGGCCGTCCTCGCCCAACTCGGCAAGGACGCGATCGGGCAGATACAGCATCTGCTTGATGCGGTCGTAAACCTCGCGCCGACCCTCAGCATGCGCAGAAGCGATCGGGTCAACCGTGCGCGTGACCGGCGACACCATGGTCGTCGACTTCTCGCCGCGGCAGAACTGCTTCAGGTCGGCCATGATGCGCCGGCCGTTGTCGTTCAGCGTGCCGTCGTCGGCCAGCATGGCCCTGCGGTACGCGCGCTTGCGCTCGATCAGTCGCTCTCGCATCCAGCCGATCAAAGGACACCCGCCGTCGGGCCTGCGCGCCGGGTAGTTTCAAGCGCCTCGGCCATGGTCTTCGCGGCATTCGCGGCGACAGGGGCAGCCTCGAGCAACTGCGCGGCCTGGGCCTGCTCGTTCTCCTGCGCCTTGATGTCCTCGAGCTCGTCGTCAGTGTACAGGCAGTCAAGCGGCGCACCGTTCAACTCCCACATCTTCTGCGCCACCTTGTCGGTATTGATGCGGCGCATCACAGACGGATTGATCTGCGCCAGCGGGGTCAGCGCCTCGAGCGTGCGCATGATGCCAACGCCTTCCTCGGCACGCTGCGCCAAGGCGAGCGGGCTGGTGTACTCGATCTCGACCATGCCACCAAGGTCGAGCAGTTCCCGCGGCATCGGCGGCAGCAGGCCGGCAGTGCCGGCGATGTCGATCTCGCGCTCGATGATGATGCCAAGCAGTTCGGACTGTTGCCGGCCGCCAGTCGGAGCGAGCAGCGCGCCCTTCTCCTGCGCGCGCAGCATGGCCTCGGTCGCCGTCATGGTGCTGTTTTCGACGAGCACCTGGAACAGCGTGACCAGGAATGCGTCATTAACCAGCCGGCGCTTCTGGTCGATCATCTCGAGAGACAGGCCGGTATCGGCATTGTTGTCCAGCGCACGCACCAGCGGATTGCCCTGCGCATCAAGGCCGCCATAGTTAATGGCGTCGGGCGCGGTCGAGAACCCAGACAGAGCGCCGTCAGCGGTCGCCAGCATCGGCGGCGATGCGCGGCGATGACCAGCCCGCAGGTTGGTCTTCTCCATCTCGTTAATCATCTTGATGTCTGGCAGCACCGTCATCGCAGGGCTGCGGCCATAGACCTCGCGCGGCGAGGTGATGTACCGGCTGACGGCATACGGCATGGTCCGATAGCCGCGGGTATCCAGCAGCGCCTTGCCCTCGCAGGACACCATGTACGACGAGATCCGCATGCCGCGGTAATCCCGTTTGCTGGGGATCAGCTCCTCGTTCGGCTTCACGCAATGCACGAACCAGAACTTTTGGTTCGGATTCTTCTCGGCTGCATCGCGGATCTTCTGCGGCATGGCACCAGTCCGCGGCTTGGCGTTGAACCACTGCATCGCCTGGCGCGCGGTCATCTCAAACTTGCGATGAACAGTGTCGATGCGCCCGGTAAAGTCCTGCTCGATGTAGATCTCGCTCAGGTGGATGGCGCTGTACCGCATGCTGCGGCCAATGTCCTCGTCGACGAACACTGCGCCGGTGCCGAACGCGCCAAGACCGGTGTACGTCTCGTGCATCTGGCTGGCAAAGTTGGCGCGTGGCGAATAGCGCAGGCGGAACAGGACATCAGTCGCTTCTTCACACCATCGCTTGACTGCCTGCGAGTTGCGAGCCGCCGCATTGCCGACCACCAACTTGTGCCACCGCGACGCGCGTGGCGTCAGGATGGACTCGATGGCTGCAGCGAATCTCTCGAGCGCCAGGGTTGCGGTCGAGTCGAACTGCTTATCGGTCCGCTTCTGCCCCTGCGTCACTTCCTCCTGGCGAAAGGACTTGAACAGGCCGAGCCGCTCTGCGATTTCCCGGCAGTGGGAGTCGAGCGTGCTGCGGTCGTTCTCCATCTGCTCCTGAACGGTCAGGATGAAGGACGCGGTGCTGTCATTGTCGGCGCGCATGTCAGCCCCCAAGAATCAGGTTCGCTACGGAGCCGCCGCCGGTGTAGCCAAGCGGTGTTGCCGGACGATCGGAGAGGATTGCGGATGCGCGGCCGAACCGTTGCTTTCTCGCCGACATCCGGCGACGCGCGGCCTCGAGATCAGGCATCGAGGAGGACGGGCCGCCACCACCAGAAGGAGCAACGGCAGGATCGTTGCGGCCAAGAAGCTCGTCGACCTCGAACTTCGCAGCGTCAACGACATCGCCAACAACATCGGGCATCAGCGTGCGGGTAGCCCACGACAGCGGGTTGTTGATGAACTGCTGAGTTTGCTCGCTGATATCGGTAAACGTCTCGCTTGCCTCGTCGCCAAGCCTTTTGATTGGCGTATATAATTCATCGCCGAGAACTTTGTCAGCGGCCGAACTAAGCTCGCGGCGAATCCGCTTACGAGCCTTGTTGATCCCGAGCTTTCGCTTCAAGTCGCCCCAACTCATATCAGCCCCCGAACATCTCGTAATCGCCCGATGCGATGCCGGGTGCCCGCGGTGCGGCAGCCGTCACAGGCCTGAATCCTACCGCAAGATACCGCCAGGCCGCACCTGCATGGCTCGACCAGTCGTGCTTGGTGTTGTCCTTGAAGACCTTGCGGCTGTCGTCCCACTCGTAGTGGACATTGCGCAGCGCCTCGATGCCGCGGGCGCACTTGCTACGGTCGATCACACAGGTCTGCAGGAACGCCTTGGCCTTCTGGATCTGCGGGTACTCGCTGGTACGCGGCAGCACGCCATGCTCGTTGGCGCCGGCGCAGCCGATGCGGAAGCCCAAGGACTTGAGCTGCTTTGCCACGCTCTCGCCGTTGATGTGCCCGCTGGCGGCGTCGTGCGGCAAGATGGCCTCGTGGTAGGCGTACGGCAGCTCCTTCAGCCGCTTCGCCCAGACCGAGATGTCGACCCCAGTCCCCTCCATGTAGTCGATCACCCGGACCTGCAGCCCGACCTGCTGGACGAACCAGATCGAGGTTGCGTCGCCATACCCCAAGTCCCAGGCGGTGATGACCGGGAATGCCGGGTCGTAGGGAACGTCAGTGATGCGGCCATCGCGCTCCATCTTGGTCAGCAGCGATGCGTAGACGGCGCCCGGGATGGCCACATCCGGGTCGTTCATGTACTCCTGCAGGTAGCGGGACCGTCCGATGTCCTCCCCGTGCAGGGCGATCAGGTCGGCCAGCTCGGACTGCAGCTGCTTCTCGGTGAAGACGCCAGTATCGTCGGCCGCCAGGTTTGAATAGAACCAATCCGGGTTGTTCTTGGCGTACTCGGCCAGCCGCCAGAAGTGATTGCGGCCACGCACCGTGGAGTTGAAGACGGCCCAGCCGCCGGACTCGAGCAGCATCGGGCGCATGTAGTCCCACGCCGCGGGGTCGCTCAGGGCAAACTCGGAATAGACGATGCCGGCCGGGCCGGCGCCGACCAGCGAATTGACCCGGTCGCTGCCAACCAGCCGCCACGTCGACCCGTTGGCGAACTCGATGAACATCTCGTCCTCTCGAGTCTTCGCGCGGATGGCCTTGGGGAATGCCTCGTCGATCCGGCGCCGGCCAGTGTGCGGGTTGACCGCCTCCCAGATGGCCTTGCGGGCCTGGGCGTACTCAGGCAGGCAGTGCCAGTAGTTGCCAACCCGGTCCAGCGCCTTGCCGGCCGTCATGTGCATGCAGACGTCGTCCTTGCCGGCGCGCCGGTGCCAGACCAGCACGCCTCGCTTCATCCCGCTGTCCATGGCGCGGAAGAACGGGAGCTGGTACGGCCGCGGGTTAATGGCTGGAATCTGGATTTCCACCCACGTCCTCGCCGTAGTTCACCCGCTTCACGGTGATGGTGGATGCGACCTCGGCATCGAACCCCTTGCGGTACTTCTTCGGGGCGCACAGTTCAGCTGTCTTCAGCCTGGCATCGACCCTGAGCCGGCTGCGGGCGACCGCCTCTCCGTTAAGCTTCCAGCCCTTTACCCCACCATCCTTGTCCAGTTCCTCCATCCAGTCATTCCGGCCGTCGTCGGCGATCTCGTCGATCTCGTCCATGCGCTTGTCCCGCGCTACGGCTCTTGCCTGCGTGATCTTCTGGCATAAAGCAGGGTCAGCCAGCATCCACCGGTACAGAGTCCGCTCGTCAGGGAACTCATCCTCCTCGCACAGGCGATGGATCGGGGTGCCGAGGATGATCCTCATGCAGATCTCCTCGATCATCTCGTCGGTGCGGATAGTGGGCCTTCCGCGGGGGTTGCCTGTTGGCGCTGTCACATCAACCTCACGATGACTGTCAGCAGGATGGCGATGGCCACGGCCAGGCCGCAGGCGACGCCTTGCCAGAAGTTGACATCTCGCTCAAGGCGCCCAACCACGGCAACCACCGTTGCGTCATGGGCAGCCTTCTGTTCGGCATTCACCCCTCACCCCCGAAGATGTCGTTGTTGTTGTTCTTCCGGCGAGTGACCTGGTGCATACGGCTCAGGCCGACCGACTTGGACTTCTCAGCGGCCTGCGAGCGGTGGCGCATGACGGCGCAGGCCGGCAGGGTGGGGTCGCCGAACACCCGGGAGTCCACGACAGGTACCGGCCCGTTCTTGGCCTCCCATTCTGCGGTGGCCTTGGCGATACGCTCGGACTCGATGCGCTTGGCGTTGATCTGTGATGCGTGGGGGCTGATGGTGGTCATGCCTTGTCTCTCGTTGAGGGGCGATGTTTCATGTGGAACATCAGTCTACCGTGAATCCCGTGCCACGTGGCGCGACCAGCCGCTCCCAGTAGCCGGTGCCCCACGTCAGTGGGCGCCACCAGCGGGCGGTGCTGCGCCAGCGCGCGTCGTACCGGATGCGCACGGTGCTGTTGCAGACGATGCACGGATGGTCGAGGTAGACCATCTCCGGGATGTCCGTCACCACGCCGCAGCCGCAAGCAGCCACGCGGACATAGGTGCCGCTGACGTAGGCAAGGTCGGGGGTCAGGTGCATCGCGGCGATCTCCATGCTACGGCCGGTGATCGAGCCGGCGCTCGACTGCTTCCTCGTTGACCAGGGATTCCAGCACGTTGACCTGACTGCGGCCGGTGCGCGCCATGATCTTCTGCAGGTTCATGTGCGGCTCTGCGGAGAACAGGACATTGATCTGCTTGCCGCCGTCGGCGACGATCCGCTTGCGGCGGCGGTCCTGTCTGGTTTCCTTGCTGGACATGCTGCTCTCCGATTGTTGTTTGATGCCGGTGCGCGCCTTCAAGCTGACCACCTGTGATGGCGCCCTCAAGCCTTTCACGTCCCCGCAGGCACGTTCCCCGCTCAACGTATAGCGCACCAGCAGCCGCATCTTGCCACGCCTTGCCTACGCGCGCAAGCCTACCGATCCGCAGACTTCACCGTCGCCCCGATCGCCTGCAGCGCCTCGTCGAGCGAGCAGACCACGGCCTTCTGCCCCCACCACTCGCCATGCCAGCGAACCTGCTCTGGCGTCAGCGCGCGCCGGCTGGCCGACTTCTCCCCGTCCTTGACCTCGAGCAGCAGGTTGACGCCGCGGTAGCCCACCAGCAGATCCGGGCAGCCATCGCCGACCATGTGCAGCGGCTGGACGGATGCCCCCACCATGCGCAGGCCGGCGACGATGGCTGGCTGGTTCGCGTCGACCTTCGCGGCGCGCCTCACGTCCGGTCGATCCGGCGGGTCGACACCGGGACGCCGACGTGCCACTTCCAGCAGTGGCAGCACCGATACACTGACAGGCCAAGACCCTTGTTCCTGCGGGTCCGGCCTGCCGACGACTCAGCATCGCGCCGTGAAGGGTACCCATGCTTTCCCTCACACCCTGATACCTGGTCGCTCACTTCAACCCCCTGATGGTGACGACGCCGAGCTCGATCAGCCGACGCATGGTTCTGGTCTGTGCCCGGCGCATGTACTGCTCACGCACCTCCGGACGAATGGCCTCGAAGGTATCGACCACACGCCTGTCTATCACGTCATGGCAGGCGCTGCACCCGAAGGCTGCGCTGATGTCGTCGGCCTTCCTGCCCATGCCGTGCGACTCGTCGGGCAGGTGGCACAAGACCACCGTCTCCGGGTTGTGGTTGCAGATCCCGACGATCTCGAACGTGCAGTTCTCGCCGCGCGCAGCCATCCTGATTGCGTTGCTTCTCATTTTTTCCCGCCCTCGATAACTGTCAACTGCGGACGAATCTCTGCCACAACATCAACCGTCCTTCCGTCGTCTTCATACACAACATAGAACACGCTGAACTTCTGAACACCATACCTTGTATCTATCGACGTTTGATAACTAAACGCCGAAAGACCGTATGACTCCGCATGTTCCAGCGCCTCTCTGCACGTCTTAAAAACTCTGGAATTCGCTGGTATCTTGCAAATCACAACAATGTCGCTCATGTTTCCTCCGGCATCGCCTCGACCATCGCTGCCACAGCGTCAGCATCCATGGTCGGGAAATACTTCTCGGCAAGGTGGTTGCAGATCTTGCGGATCATAACGCCGAACTCGCCCTCGTCCATCTCGTCGAACGCAATCGAACGCGGGACGCGGACCGACACGGGGCCGACGCCAGGGATCTCGATCTCGTTCGTATCGCACCCGGCATCGGCCTCGACCTGCAGCCGCTTCACGACCTGGTGCGCAGTGAACCCGGAAAACTTGTCGATGTTTGCCGACACCAAGCAGCCCAGCTTGTGGGCGTACTTGTGCTGGCCATACGACCGCTCCTTCGTCACCGTGCTGCGAACCCGCTGGCCGATCTTGTAGCCGGCGTCGCGGAGTATCTGCCTGTCCGTTCCGCCAACCGGGACCAATGCGCCAACCTGCTCGCCAGTCTCCGGGATGATTACCTTGCGAACGTCGAAGTATGCGCGCGGCGCGTTCTTACTTGCCACGCTTCACCCCCAGCGAGTAACTGGCGACGCGGGCAATGCCGTGGCGAGTCCTGACGGTGATGGTGGTTGTTATCACCTTGAACCCAGACTCGCGCAGATCCTTCACGCGGGCGGCGCATCGGCCAATCCCATAGATCCGCATTGCCTCGGCCGCGGTAATCGGTCCGACATCTTGCAGGTGCATCAGCAGTCTATCGCGTTGCTTCGAGTAACTCATGATTTCCCTCTCCCAAAAATGGCGTCGAGTTGTTCGAGCGCCTTGTTTTTTGCAGCCTCAACTTCTTCCGGTGTTGCGCGTACTTCTTGTGGTGCTGGTAACGCCTTCGGTATTTCCCGCAGCGGCTCACCTCTCAGCGCCATCTGTGCGGTCACGCTGTAGGCGTAGTCGAACGCCTTGCGACCCTTCTCCTCCGGCATGTGGCCGATGTCTCCGGCCTCGCAGTAGGCGTGCCAGACGACAGGGTGCGAGCATTCTTCTTTAGGCTTGCGCTTGCATGCGATGTCGAGCGCCTCGACCCAGGCCGCATGGACAGACGGAATGCCAAGGTCTTCTGCGCTTGGCCGGCACATCGCCGCGAATTCTGCCGGCGACGGTGGCCACTCAAGAGCCGCACTGCGAGAAAGGCCGACACGGATCGTCTCGTCAGTCACCCCAAGCTGGCGAAGGTCGTGCAGCCACACGGCTCTTGCCTTCGGGTCGCTGTTCGTCTTGTCCCACTTGTGGGTCCACCGGCGCGCGAAAGTCTTGAACAGAGTGACGATCGACTCGTCAGCCAGCATCGACGGCCCCCTGCTGCTGGCGTCGCTCGCGGAGCCACTGCTCGTCGATGGCGTCGGTTGCCTCAAAGCCGCGATGGCGGCCTGCGGATTGATTCGCTGCATTGGTGCCTCCGTTTTTCAGCCAGTCAGCCTTGAAGCCCTGCCAGCCTCGGGCCGCGCACACCTGGATGCCGGCGGGGACGGTCAAGCCAGCGGTGTCGAATTCGCGGATCAGGTTCGCCAGTGAGGTCGCCGTCAGCGGTGCACGCTTGGCCTTGCGGATGGCGAGGTAGTCCTTGGCGACCTGCTCGTCCACGCCGTACTTGTCAACCAGCATGGCTGCCGTGATGGACTGCGAGCGCGGAGCGCGTGTATCTCCGTCAGGAGATACGCTCTTAGATACGTGTGATGGTGATGGTGATGGGCTTTTGTCTGGCGACCCTTCTGGGTTAACCGCTGGGTTTTCTCTGGGTTCTTTTTCCTGCCTCGGACGCCCTCCCTTGCTGCCATTGGCCTTTTGCTTGGCTCGGAATGAGACGGCCTTCGCAATTTCAGCGTCGGCGCGCTTGTGAATCCAAAAGCCATCTGAAACCGAGAAGAAACCCACCAATAACCCACGGGTTTCCTTCCAGCGATCAATCGACAGGCGGGCAATCGACGCCAGAACCTGGTCGTTGTCTGGAAGCGGGCCGCTCCGCCAGTAGTCCATCAGCAGCAGCAGGTAGGCGCCGTGCTGCTCGGTCGACAGGCGCATCGTGTCGGCCAAGTAATCGGCGATGTACAGCGGCATCCAGATGTCGGCCTTCATCAGCGCACCGCCGGCTTCTCGCTTACCGGAGCGGTCGACTGCAGGTATTCGGACAACACCAGCACGGTGCTCAGCTGCGGGTCCGTAACCTCACCATCGCGGAACCTGCGGATCGTCCCGGACGACAGCCCGGTTTCCCTTGCCACGATGTCGAGACGCCGATCCTTGAGCAGCCTCTCGATCTCGCTAACTGACAACATATTGTTATCCCTCTGGTAGATATTGTTGCATCGACGGTTGACAAACTAACCGCACGCTGGGACGATGTCAACTCCCCACAACGGGGCAACCAGAGGAAACACCATGAACAGCCGCTACTACCTCGTTACCGACCAGAACGGCAAAACCCACCTCGTCAACGCCGTGTCGCAGGCCCAGGCCATCGGCCACATCGCCCGCGCCTCGATGACCTGCAAGGTCGCCACCACCAAGGAAGTCGTCGAGGCCATGCAGGCCGGCGCTAAGACGGTCGACGCGACCAGCGTGGGGGGCTGACCCCATGCAAAACCAGCTCACCCCGTTCGACGCAGCGCGCCGCGAGATCATGTCTCCGGCCATGCGCAGCGCCTTCGATGCGGCACTGGTGGACAAGCGGATCAGCTTCGAGCGCGAGTCTGCCTTCGCGCTGCAGATCCTTCAGCAGTCCGACTACCTGTGCAAAGTCGCCATGGGCTGCCCGATGTCGCTGACCGCGGCGATCAACAACATCGCCAGCATCGGCATCAGCCTGAACCCTGCGAAGAAGCAGGCATATCTGGTTCCGCGCAAGGGCCGCGTCTGCCTGGACATCAGCTATCTCGGCCTGCTCGATCTTGCCGTCGACACCGGCTCGATCTTGTGGGGACAGGCCAACGTGGTGCGGGCCGCGGACAAGTTCTCCATGCGCGCCATCGGCGAATTGCCGGAGCACCAGTTCGATCCGTTCAGCCCGGACCGCGGGGAAATCGTCGGCTCCTATTGCGTGGTCAAGACGGCCGACAACTCATTCCTGACGACGGCCATGTCGATCAAGGAGATCAACGACATCCGCGACCGCAGCGAGGCGTGGAAGTCCTACATGAAGGACAAGTCGAAGGTCTGCCCTTGGGTCACTGACTTTCCCGAGATGGCCAATAAGACTGTCGTCAAGAAAGCCAGCAAGTATTGGCCGAAGAAGAATGTCCGCCTCGAGGAAGCAATCCACCACCTCAACACGGATGGCGGTGAAGGGCTCGAGCGCGACATGGGCAATGCGGTCCAGGTGGTCGATGTCGAGGCGCACAAGAAGCACATCGACACCCTGCAGACCGAGCAGGAGGTGCGCGAGTATTGGAAGAAGTGCGCCGACGAATGCCGCTTGAAGAATGACGCCGGAGCAGGCAAGGATCTGCGCTCCGCCGTCGAGATCCGCATCAAGGAGCTGAAGCAGTGAGCGCATTCATCGAGTTCCCAGACCCGCAAGGATCTGATGGCTGGAAGGCGGCGCGCGCCGGCTGCGTAACTGGCAGCCGCGTTGCAGACATGCTGGCCACCGTGAAGTCTGGCGAGGCGGCAGGTCGTCGCAACTACCGCATACAGCTGGCCATCGAGCGCATCAAAGGCAAGCCGCAGGAGATGGAGTTCTACAGCTCCGACATGAAGCGCGGCAACGAGCTCGAGCCGTTGGCGCGCATGCGGTACGAGGCACACACCGGCAACATCGTGCAAGAGCACGGCTTCCTGCGGCACCAGTCGCTGATGGCAGGCTACTCACCGGACGGATCGGTCGATGACTGGGATGGCTTCATCGAGATCAAATGTCCGAAGTCGGCGAACCACTGGGACATCTTCTCGTCGCGCAAGATCCCTGGCGAATACCTCAAGCAGGTAACGCATGGATTCTGGATCACCGGCGCCAAGTGGTGCGACTTCCTGAGTTACGACCCTGAGATGCCGGACGGCCTCGATCTGGTCGTCATCAGGGTAAACCGCGCAGACGTTGATCTTTCTGCGCACGAGTCCGAGGTGATTAAATTCCTTGGCGAGGTTGCCGGTATGGAGTCGGCAATGCGCAAGGCGTTGCAAAACCAGTAACACGGTGCGCCTCCTTCGGGAGGCCGCATTCGGGAGCGGTGAATGCGCAGGCTGATGCGCACGGAAGGGAACCCGGTATTGGTCCGGGCCTGAGTTGAGAGCCGGGAACCTAGTGCGCCCGGAGCCGATGCAGGACAACTCTGCAAAGCCAGGGATCAGTGCCGGCCACCGCTCCACGAATGCGATACCAACCAAGGAGAAGGACATGCTCGTACTATCACGGAACCAAGGACAGAAGATCCGCATCGGCGACGACATCGTCATCACGCTGCTCGGCGTCCGCGGTAACCAGTACAAGGTCGGCATCGAGGCGCCGAAGTCGGTCGCAGTCCACCGCGAGGAAGTGTGGCAGGCGATCAGGGATGGCGTAGATCGCAAGTGAGGCGCTACTTCTGGACCCCGCTCATGGAATCCTACCTGCGCGAGAACTTCGCTCGCAAAGGTGCGGCCCACGTTGCCCAGGCATTGCGCCTCAAACCGCATCAGGTTCGCAGAAAGGCGCGGGCAATGGGGCTGCTGCGAGGGGATGTTCCGCAGCCAAGGGGTCGGCCATTTTCTGCCGGCCCAGACCCTCGGCGCGGTCCTGGCGCTCCGTTCCCGAGGCGTGGCAAGCATACCGCTCGTCGGGATGTTGTTGCGTAGGCAAGCGTACACGACCAGTATCAGGACTCACACACGGAGGATCACCACATGCACGACAGCACCGAATACACCGCCACAGTCCGCTTCCGGGTTTACCCGGGCGGCGAGATCGAGACCGTCAGCGCGCACCTGTCGGGCTGCACCGCGAACCTGGAGAAGT